ACTCTTGAAGTCGGTAATCTTTCTTAGTGGGGGTGGATTGAGTTGGTTCTTGGTAGCCATAGTTTTTAACCTCTAATTAAATTAAACGTTACCGATTACTTCTTCAAAAGATACGCCAGTTCTAGTGGCAACAAAGGTAAGACCAATAAAGTTAATAGATCTTGCTGGTTTAATGAATATTTCTGCAATAAATTCATTATTATCAATTACAGCAGCAGTGTTATTTGTCTCATCGCAAATAACAACATAATCAAAGATTCCTCGCTTCGCTTGGACATCACGAAGAAATGGTTCGACAATGTTTACAAAGTTTTGTCTTGTAACTTCATCGTTGAATTCAAAGAGTTGATCTTTTGCTGCTGCTGAGATCGCATCTTCTAAGTAGATGAAGAGTTTGCGGACGTTGATTCTGTCGAATGCAGAAGACTTGCCGTAAGCAGTCTTATCACCGAAGAGAACAATTCCAGCACCAGGGGAGAAGATGACTGGGTTGACTCTGTTAGAATACAACTTATCTCTTTGCGTCTTGCTTGGGTTATAAGCAAGTTTGACTGCATTCAGAATTGCACCCTTTTCTGTGCCTGCTGGTGAGAACCAAGGGAAGTTGGTCAACTCATTTCTAGCACAGCATCCAGCAATATCTCCATTCAGAGGAACATAGCGGAATGTGTCGCTAAAGCGGTCATACATGTACTTGTAACCACTATCAAGGATACCGTAAGTTGAGGAAGTTACGGGAGCATAGAAACTGAGGACATTATCGGTAATAGTTGCATCTGAGTAAACCGTTACTGTTCCGACAGATCCATCGGAAAGGAAAGATCCTCTATGTGGAGAAACACAAGCAACTGCGTCCTGTCTCAATCCAGCAATGGAAATACACTTGTTAGCAAGAGCTTGTGCAGTTTCTTTCGCGTAGTTTGCAGAACCCATCAGAATGTAGTCAACTTCATAATTTTCAGTATTTTCAAACAAGTCATAACCAGCAGCAAGTTTGCCGAGAGTTGAAGTTAAAGCACCAGTTGATGTAATGCCAGTTTTCCCACCATAGTTCTTACCACCGCCAAGATTTGAAATCCCTGCGGCGCTACCGCCTAGGGTATAAGTATTTGAACCAGCAGCAGCGAAGATAATACCATCAGCGTTTTGATCCCAACCTACATCAGTTGCAAGACTAAAGCCCGAACTGAATCCAGTTGTAGTGATACCTGTAGGAGCTCCGCCACCAAATACATTCTGAGAAACATTTGCAAGATACTTTCTCCAGTATGCGGTGCTTCCTACCGAATACTCAGCATCCTTTGCCTTTGAAAGATTGAGGTGCTTCTCAAGAATTGTTCCAGCGTTTCCACTGACTTCTCCAGTAGCATCAATAACGACTACATGGATTTCATCAAATCTTGAGTTTCTAGCAGCAGCATACTCGGAGGTTCCTGGTCTGTCTGCAAGAGTGTTCCAAGAAAATGTAGAAGAACCTACAGTAGAAATGGTCTGCTGATCAAACCAATCTAAGGATGAAGTGTAAGAAGTTGTTCCAAATGATGCCGATTGACCAGCAGTGTGGAAACCGAGAGAACCACTTGAAGTGAACTGATAAACACCAGATGGTTGATAATCTACTGTGGTTTCGGTGCTTCCAGAAGATACATGTGAAAGGACTTTTACATAAACATCAGTCCCACTTACTTGAGTAACAACACCCTTCAAGTATCCATCAAGAGTTGTTGTTGTTCCAAGTCCAGGAAGAGTTGCTGAAATTGCTTGGGTAACTCCCATTCCAACCGCAACAACTTGCCCAAGACCAGTAGTGGTTACGCCTGAAAGAATTTGGTCTGCCTTAGCATCGATGATTGCAACTTTTAAACCATTTGCCCAAGAACCTGGGTTTCTTGCTGCAAAAATTGTATTGGTGATGGTGTTAGTATCATATCCAAGTTGCTCATAATGTTCTTTACTTTTAATCTTAAGTGTTGTTGTTGTTTCAACACCTACAACTCTAGCGTTTGTGAGATCATCGTCATCTGCTCTGACGATTCTCATGTTTCCGCCATATGCGAGATACGACGAAGCAACTAACCAGTGCTCATAGTGCTTGTCTGTGCTATATGGCTCTCCAAAGATACTAAGAAGGTCCGCCTCA